GCTAGATTCTTACGTGCAGGAACAACTGAGCTACCAAAATAAATACAGTATAGGAAAAAACATGAGTGGAATTATGCAAGACAACAACGGTGTAAGAGTTACGGGACATATAAAAATATTTGATCCCACAACAAGTCATGAGTATGTAAACAAAAGAAATGCTATTCATTACGAAAATATGAGTATTTCATTAGCAGAAAGTTTAAGTAATGCTGGGCAAGGATTTATATACGAAATGAATTTTGGCAATGGTGGCACTAGTGTCGATCCTACTGGAGTGATTACATATCTTACGCCTAATAGCACAGGAACAAATGCAAGTTTGTATAATCAGACTTATACCAAAGTAGTAGACGATCGAAGTGTAAACAATACAGACTCTGCCCGTAACAAAATAGAAACACGACATGTAAGCGGCACAAATTATACTGACGTACTTGTAACTTGCTTATTAGACTACGGCGAACCTAGTGGCCAACAAGCATTTGATACCGCGTCGAATGCCAATGATGCATTTGTTTTTGATGAACTAGGATTACGCAGTTACGATCCAAACGGAACAGGAAGATTAATCACCCACGTTATTTTCCACCCTGTACAAAAGTCACTCAACCGTTTGATTCAAATTGACTATACAGTGCGTGTACAGAGCCTAGCGGGATAAGGAGTAGATAATGGCATACGAAATTAGATATACCGATTCTGTTAACAAAGGCTCAATAATTGTAGAAGATGGGACACTTAATACAGAGACTAGTTTAACATTTCCAGGAAGAAACGTAACATCTTATGGTCAAGCAGTGAGTGAAAACTTCTTACACCTCTTAGAAAATTTTGCCAGCGAAACGGCACCAGAAAGACCGGTAGAAGGACAATTGTGGTACGACGTTTCAGAAGGCAATGACCAATTAAAGATTTATGACGGCACTAATTGGGTAGCAGCAGGCGGACTAAAGAAAGCAAATTCTGAACCAGCAGTTGCAAATTCAACAGCAGGAGAACTTTGGGTAAACACTGAAAGTCAGCAATTATATTTGTTTACAGGCACTAGTTGGGTTTTAGTAGGTCCAGAATTCAGTGATGGATTGCTTACAGGAACACAGTCTGAAAGTATTGTAGGAACTGATGACGTATCTTATAATGTGCTTACAATCAAAATTGAAGAACAAAATGCAGTTATTATTAGTGATAGCGAATTTTCTCCAAAAACTGCTATACCCGGATTTAGATCAGGTATAAAACCAGGATTAAACATTAGTGCCGAAGCATTAGTTGGTACTAGTGTGCTAAAATATTGGGGAACTTCAGAAAAAGCAGAAGCACTAGTTGTTGCAGGCGAAACTATACCAGCTAGCAATTTCTTAAGAGGCAACGCTTCGTCCAGCACAGATTTTGATTTTAGAGTAAAAAATAATGAAGGTGTTAAAATTGGTTCCGGAGGTCAATTAAATATTGCAATTGACGGCGAAGCTGGTGTAATACAACATAATACTTCTGGGTCAAATATTGATTTTAGACTAAGAGACGGAACAACTACACCTACAATATTAAGAATCGATGCATCCGGGCAAGTAGGAATAAACAATCCAGCACCAGAAGAAGCACTAGATGTGTTAGGAAACATTAAAGTTTCACCTAAGAGCGGAGAACCTCTCACAGGCACTATTCAAGTAGAAAATGTTACTAATAGTCAAAATATAAGTACGGGGTCTGTTGTTACAAAAGGCGGCATTGCTGTCGCTAAAAACGCATACATTGGACAAACGTTAAATGTAGCAGGCACAATTGAAACCACTAATATTCAACCAGATCAAAACATAACAAGAAATATTGGAACAACAAACCTACGATACGATCAAATATATGCACAAACATTCTTTGGTAATTTACAGGGTAATGTAAGCGGAACAGTAAGCGGAAGAGCAGGAAGTGCAGACAGATTAGCAAGTGCAACAACATTTGGGGTAAGCGGCGACGTAGAAAATACCAGCTTTGAATTTGACGGACAAATAGGAGGCACGTCTAAAACTTTTGATATTAGAATTGCCAACAGTTTTATCTCCGCTAAAGATCCTATATATGATATTGATAATGCTGACGAATTATTAATCAATAAAATTGTAGGGGAAACTGGTGTTTATAGAGTTACCAAACGTAATTTTTTAAAGTCTATCCCACTTGTCCCAGCAGGAGTATTTGTACCGTTTGGAGGCGAAGAGCCGCCTGAAGGATGGCTTTTCTGCGACGGACAGGAAGTCAACAAGTCAGACTATACTATATTGTGGGAAGTCATTGGACACAATTTTAGAGATCCTTCATTATTAAGTGATCTAGGAGTAAATAAATTTGCACTACCAGATATGCGAGGCAGATTCCCATTAGGACTTGATAATTTAGGGGGACCTAGTGCCAATCGTGTCACTGATATTGCTGCTGACGCTATAGGCGGCAATGCAGGAACAGAAAATAAAAACATCGATGTAACTAACTTGCCAGAGCACGAACACGATTTAGAAGGCGAATCGGGAACACAGTATTACGGTATACGCCAAGGCGCCGGCGAACCAGTTGACGATGACGCAGTTACATTACAAATTGAGCCAGGTTTGGGCGGCACACAAGGTCTTGCGTCAAGCGGCGGCGTAAAAACAAATAGTGATCTTGGAGATGCGTTAAATGTAATGAATCCATATCTAGCTGTAAATTATATCATATATACTGGAACATAAAAAATGAGCTATCAAATTAACAAAACAGACGGAACATTACTTACTGATCTAATCGATGGACAAATTGATCAAAACAGTACAAATCTTACACTTGTAGGCAGAAATTACGAAGGCTACGGCGAATCCTTTAATGAAAATTTTGTTAAGTTATTAGAAAATTTTAGTAATACCGCTGCTCCTAGTAATCCGCTGACAGGACAAGTTTGGTGGGACACAACTGCTCAGCGACTAAAAGTATATGATGGAACTGTTTGGAAAGCTAGTGGAGGTCCTTTTGTACAAGACAGTCAGCCTCAAATGGTTGCAGGAGATTTATGGATTAATAATCTTACCAATCAGCTTTATGCGTTCGATGGCTCAGATCTTACTCTTATAGGACCTCAGTATACAGAACAACAAGGCGAAAGTGGATTTAGAATAGGCAGTTTACTTGATCAACAAAGCCGTTCTCGAACCATTGTTTACTTGTATATTGGCGGAACTCTAGTAGGATTGTTCAGTAATTTAGAATTTACGCCAATATACAGTCAAAGAATTACAGCACTAATAACAGATGATAACCCCGATGGTACTATTTTTACCGGATTTAATATAATTGACAAAGAGAATTTTAAATATTTAGGAACAGCAGAGTCTGCTAATGCTCTTGTAACCCGTACAGGACAAATTCGAACAGCTGATTCTTTCTTACCTTCAAACGCAAATGGTATTACAACAGGCACACTATCTATACAAAACTCAGGCGGATTAACAGTTGGGTTATCACAGAACCATGTTCAAAAAGTGGTAGGTCCTAGATTTTACTTTGAAAATCAATTGACAGATCACGACATTAGTATGCGTGTTTCATCCTCTGCTTTTGGTGCATTGACAGTAGATGCAATATACGTAGATGCATCTACGGCTCGTGTGGGGATTTTTAACACAGGCAGATTACCAGAATATACATTAGATGTAGAAGGTGATCTACGAATAACAGGCGATTTATTAGTCGAAGGTGATACTACTAGTATCGACGTTGCTACGCTAAGAGTAGAAGATAAAAATATTGAAATTGCAAAAACAGCCGAAGGCGATACTCTTTCCGCAGCTGATGCAGACAACGCAGGTTTAATTTTAGACACGAGTGATGATGGACAAAAATCTTGGACATGGAAAGTAGGAAACGATGCTTGGACATCCAACGTTCATGTTGATTTAAGCAATACTGCAAATACGTATCAGATTGCAGGTGTAGACAAATTAACCAATACAAGTTTGACAAATATACAAAAAGCATTAGACTTGGATGAAATTGGAACATTATTATATTTAAATGTTGACAGTATCAGTTTAGATGGAACAATTATAAGTTCAAATGCAGCAATGAATATCCAAGCAGACAGCGGAATCAACATTACATCGTCTGGCGATATTGCAATACAAGACGCCCAAAAAATTACAGGATTAGCAGATCCTACAAACAGTCAGGACGCTGCCACAAAAATATATACTGATACACAGATTGCTACTGAAACAATAGTGTTTAGTATGGACACAACTGGACTGGGAACAGGAGTAACATTGCAAAGTGCTGTTGCAGATTATTTGAATGATCTTTATGCTGCTGCTAGTATTAATACAGGAAAAATAGCAAAAATACATACCACTTCATATGCTGGAGCCACAGTTGACGGAGTAGACATCGAATCGGTAAAAAATGTAAGTTACATTGCAGTTGACTCGAACGGAACTCAAAACGAATCTGTAGTGCAAGATGTTACATTCGACCCTGAAGGAGCAAGCGGTAGTGTAGTTCTGATACCAAATAGAACACTGATGACTTATCGATCAACGGGTACAGTTTGGGAATATCAGTCAACTGTTGCTTATTAATAAAAACGATAAATAATACTAATAATGCTTTAGGGGTATACGAATGGCTTATCAAATTGATAGATACAATAATACATTGTTAACAGTGGTCGAAGACGGCACTGTTGACCAGACAACTGATTTAAAATTTATCGGTAAAAATTATGCAGGTTACGGTGAAATTCAAAACGAAAATTTTTTATTCTTGTTAGAAAACTTTAGCGGAGCAAATCAGCCAGCGAGACCATTGAGTGGTCAAGTTTGGTTCGATAGCGGAAATAGTAAACTTAAATTTTATGATGGTACACAATGGCGTACAACAGGCGGCTCAGAGATATCAACCACTGAACCGACCGGACTAGCCATCGGTGATTTTTGGTGGGATAGCGGAAACGATCAACTTTATGTATATAATGGTGTTAGTTTTGTTTTAATAGGACCACAAAACGCAGGCGAGGGTGTTACTCAGATGCAAAGCCTTGAAGTACTAGATACTACAGGAACTACAAGAGGAATCATTGCTGCTACTATCGAAGATGAAATTGTATATGTCATAAGTCCTAATGAGTTTGAGTTAAATGATAGTACTCCTCTAACTGGCTTTGACAGAATTAAGAAAGGTCTAACTCTTAAATGGACTAAAATTGCCGACGGCGGCGTAACAAATAGTGCAAGTGTTACAGGAAATGACTATTGGTACTGGGGAACAGCGTCGAATGCAGACAGATTAGGCGGCATTACAGCAGATCAGTTCATTCAAAAGTCTGGTGTGTCGTTTGATTCTGTTGTACAGTTTGATGACAACGGATTGACTATAGGCGACAGCCAAGACTTTCAATTAATAGTCGAAAACGGCGACGAGGGTGTTATACAAAATGTAAGCGGACAAAACAGCATTATTAAAGTAAAAGTTACTAACGGCACTGGCGTATTAACACACGTAGCTACGTTCAATAGTACAGGACTTTTACCAGCAACTGACAATACATTCGATATAGGTTCTGCAAGTTTACGTTGGAAAGACATGTATGCTGTAAACTTTGTTGGCGAAGCAAGCAAAGCAGGAACAATGCGTGTTGGAGCAGACTTCCGTAGTGCAAGTGTTAGTGCAACAAACAACACAGTAGCAGTACGAGACGCAACAGGAAATCTAGCAGCAAACTTGTTCCAAGGTACAGCAACACAAGCAAGATATGCTGACTTAGCAGAAAAATATACAACAGCAGAAGAATATACAGTAGGAACTGTACTAGCAGTTTGCGAACATGAAGAACATGAAATGGCACTTGCAACTCCAGCAAGCATTGTCGCTGGTGTTATTTCAGAAAATCCTGCATATTTAATGAATGCTGAAACAGATGGGCAAGCAATTGCACTAGTAGGTCGTGTACCTGTTCGTGTTATAGGCGCAGTAAAGAAGGGCGACGAAGTCAAAGTTTATGCAGACGGTATTACATCAGTTGATGGACAGGGCGACAGAGTTGGTGTTGCATTAGAAACGAACACGGACGAGGGCGAAAAATTAGTAGAATGTATCTTAAAAGTTTAAGGAATTATAAATGACTATTATTGACGCTGCTCGGTTTAACAACTTACAATCTCGTATTGAACTTATTGTCGGAAATGGCGCCGGACAAAACGGTTACGGACAAACAATATCTAGTACAAATGTAACCGATGGCGGAAGTCAGAATATCGAAACAAGTGATATTAATAATATTTATACAGATATGCTTAACGCTAGAGTTCACCAAATAGGTCCCAATGATTTAAGTATTGCGCAAATCGTTCAAAATAGAAATGTTGTTGCAGAAGATGAAAGTTTTTTCGTAGACGACGACGGTGTTAGTACATCAGACCCAGATGGCATAAAAAAGGGTATTGCAGATTTTGAAAATTTAATGACTACAATTGAAACTGATAAATTTTTAATACATTCTAGTCAAGCAGTTCTTGAATCTTCTACAAATAGTGTAAGAACTACAGCATGGAATGGTTTAATATATCATGAAGTAATTGTAACATTTGACAATGATGATCATCGTAGACATTTTTTTAATACCGGCGGACAAATAAGATTTAATGCTAACAATACTTTATCTAGTACACCTAAAGGATTAGATTGGGCAGAATTGTGTTCAGAAATTGGAACAGTAGTTTTTAATTATAACAGCACAATTTCAACAGGAGACGGAAGCGGATCTTCAATCGGCAATTACGATTTAGACGGGTCTTCACAAATTATCTACCAGAAAGTAGGCGCAGGTTCCTACAGTGGAATATATGCTGGTAATCTTTATACAATTAAAGCAAGACTTGATGGAAATAACAGAATTATTTTCCGTATTGAGTTTAACGACGTTGTTGTAGACAATCGTATTGATAATAATGTTGACGGACGTCTAGAAAGTATTGTGCAACACTACAGAGCAACTGGCGATTATGTTAGTGTCGAAGCACCTAGTTATTTTAATCAAAATACGTTAGCCTAAAAAAATCTCTGGTAAATACATTGGAGATTGATTAATGGCAACTACTATCCCTATAACCGCGCAGCGATACAACGAATTAAGAACTTTAGTTAATAAAATTCTCGGAAATTCTGTGACGGCTACTCCAACATACGGCTACGGAGAAACATTTAACTCGACTGCTGTAGTCGGAGATTATTCAACAAACGGTCTAGCCACAGACAAAGTAACAGCAGCACAGTATGAAAATTTATATATTGACTTGATACGTGTTAGAGCACACCAAGTTGGCACAGGAGCAGTATCAATTGAGCCATTTGTTATTGGAGACTACGATACAAACTTATCCGCTACTGATAAAATTGAATTAACGTATATACAAGGACTCGAAAGTCTTGCAACAGATATCGAAACTGATAGATTTCTAATCGATATAAATGACCAAGCACAAGTAGTCGATCTTCTCAATTCCAGTGATGCACCGATACAAAGTTCTAGGCTTAACAGTGCAGACGGTACTTGGAATGGAACAATCAATCATATTTTTGACATTGCATTTAACGACTCATCTGATCGCAGACATTTTTTTAATGCAGGCGGTCAGATTAGATTTAGTGCAAGAGTTGAATATGCAGGATCTCAAGCAAAAACAGTTGACTGGCAAAAAGAAATGAGCGATATGGGCGTAACGAGTTTTCGTGCCCTTGATACAATTAACAATAACAGTCAAGGAACAGGATCAAGTATCGGAAACTTTGACCTTACAGGCTCGTATCAGTTGTGTTATTCAAAAGCAGGCGGCGCAAGTTATGCTAGAAACGATTATAGAGTTCTAGCATACAGTGTTAATGATCAAACTATAAGATTTAAAGTAGAATTTAATGACAATCGACCCAATGATACTAGATGGGGAATCGACGAACCAGTTTTTGGTGATTTTTTCAGTACCATTGAACTACTACAGCCTGTCGGAACAGTGTCAATAAATTCTACAGAATACAATACTGTTGTTGTAGATGATGAAGAATTGCCAGTAGGAACAAACATTTCCAATCTTTAGTTGACAAATCTAAAATATTCATATATACTTTAAATAAAGGAGTATCATATGGACGAAAAACTTTCTAAAGCCTTAGAATTTGCAAACTATACCCGAACATTCGAAGATCAACGTCGATTATTAAAAGAAAAATATTTTGATAGTTTAGTACATTACAAAAACGGCGGACAGTTTACAGTTGACAAAACACTAATGACATTTGTTAGTCTACTACTAGAAAAACAATCCAGTGCAATTTTAATTGACGATAATGATAATCCAATTAATATAGCTGATCTAAAAGAGTTTACTGATGATATTTTTAATTTGCACTTTCAATCAAGTAACAAATATTATACAAGTTTACATGAATTAAAATCTAAAAGGTCCATTGAAAAACTAGTAGAATATGAATAAAGGTTATTTATTAATTGCACAAAATAATAGTGCAAACGATTATATCAAACAAGCTATATATTGTGCAGAACGTATTAAAAAGTTTTGCAAAGATGCATCGGTGTCTATTATTACAAATAAACCCAAATACTTAAAAGACGAATATAATTTTTCAGTATTTGATCATATTATAGATGCGGAGTTTCCATCATTTTCCAATAGTAGATTACTGTTTGACGGCGCTTTGTCTAATCGTACAGTACAGTGGAAAAACGTTGGAAGAGATTTAGCATACGAATTAACACCTTACGACGAAACAATTATTTTAGACACTGATTATATTTTTTGTAATGATAACTTAGATAATTGTTTTGATAGCGTTAATGATATAATGATGTATAAAAAGTCAGAGTATTTAGGACATAGTACTTCGCAAGAATTCAGTCGTTGTGCAGATACAAGCATTGACTTCTACTGGGCTACAGTTATTTATTTTAAAAAGTCAGAAAAGTCGAAAATATTCTTTAATTTAGTTACACATATACGAGAAAATTGGTTCTATTATAATAATCTATATCAAATAAATAGCGCCAATTTTAGAAATGATTATGCATTTAGTATTGCTATCCATACTATGAATAATATGAATTCTGGAAACTTTGTTGGCGAGCTCCCCGGCAAAATGTATTATATTAAAGATCAAGATTTCCTTCATAAAATTAACCAAGACGTTATGACGTTCCTAGTCGGTAAAAAAGATCATTTAGGAGAGTATACAATGCTTTCTACTAAAGGGCTTAATATACACGTTTTAAACAAAGCCAGTTTGGAGAGAGAAATTGGATAAAGGTATTGTATTACTAGCGCAAAACAACAATACGCATAATTATGTAGAACAAGCCACTGCCTTGGCATTGAGTGTAAACAAATTCAATAACATACCTGTGTCTATCATAACCAATGATATTGTTCCTGACAATTTTAGAAAATATTTTGATCAAGTAATTCCAATTAAATGGGGAGACATGACTGACGGAAAAAATTGGAAGATCGAAAATCGTTGGAAAGTATTTCATCAAACTCCGTACAAAGAAACTATAGTAATGGATACAGATATGCTAGTCTTAAAAAATATAGATAATTTGTGGAATTTTTACAGTAATTATGATTTGTTTTTTACTACTAATCCAGTAACATATAGAAATGAAACAGTAACTTCTACATATTATAGAAAAATGTTTGTTGATAATAATTTACCTAACATTTATTCTGCATTGTACTATTTTAAGAAAAATGAATTTACTCATAACTTTTTTGCATATTTAGAAATGGTAGTAAAAAACTTTCATGCATTTCAAAAAGACTTATGTCCAACTACACAACAAGAACGTCTTAGTTTAGATGTTGCCATAGCAATAACTGTTAAATTAATGAATATTGAAGATCAAGTTACAAATAAAAAATCTAACGTGTCTCGATTTGTACACATGAAATCGTTTGTACAAAATTGGAAAAAAACTAGAAATACTTGGCAAAATAATGTGCCAACATATCTAACCAAGGATTTAGAATTATATATCGGCAATTATCTACAAAATAACATTTTTCATTACACAGAAAAAGATTTTTTATCTAATCATAAAATTTTAGAAAAGCTAGGAAATAATTATGTCTAATTTAGAAAATCTGCTCACAAGATTAACAATTGACATTACACAAAAACAAGAACACTATGTATATTATGATAAAGAAACAAACCGTATACATAAAATATCTCCAATTAATCAAGAGTCTAAATTTGAATTTTTTAGCATTGACTCAAAAATAGTAGAACCTATATTAAAAGGATTGTGTAAGTTAGACGATTATATTGTTTATTTTGACTATAAATTAAAAAAATTTAGTATTAAAAAAAAACAAAATGAATTATATTCTGATGTATCTATAATAGAAATAGAAAAATCTGAAAATCCAGATTTAGACATTCAAGTAGACAAAACATACATAACATTTAATTTTCACGAAACATTACAAGAAAGTGTTAAAGCTGATCAAAGTAGTTTGATATTTGTATTTACAGAACAACATAATCCATATAAACTATACTTTTCGTTTAATATACAAACCAAAGAGTTACTAGCAAACAATAAAATACAGCATCAATTAACGAAGTCTCAACTTAAAAATGGTGTAAGTATGTATACAAATTCAGTTTTTGAAACTTATAATTTAACGATAAACTTATGACACAAAAATTTCGACCCATCGATTATGACATTATATACTTGTCGTATGACGAACCTAATGCAGAAGAAAACTATACAGATTTATGCAGTAAAGTGCCGTGGGCAAAACGTGTACACGGTGTAAAAGGCAGTGATGCAGCACACAAAGCTTGTGCAGAACTAAGTGAAACAGATAGGTTTATTACAATCGACGGCGACAACAAAATTCGAGATGGATTTTTAGATCAAGAAATTGATATAGAAGACTTTCAAGTATTAAAAAGTAGTGTAATTAGTTGGTGCGGACAAAATGTTATTAATAACTTAATATACGGTAATGGTGGCATCAAATGTTGGCCTAAAGAGTATGTCCTTAAAATGCGAACTCACGAAAATG